CGTGGAAGTCGCCCGCAGCCCCTCAATCTTTCTGGTGTACTGACTGTGTGAGAGTGCCACAACATCATCCATCGGCACATTCATCATGTTCGCATCGATACGTTCCGCAATACGTTCTTCCGCCATCTCCAATGTGATGTAGAGGACGTTCTTACTCATCCGCAAACACGCGGCGGCCATATGGACGAGGAACAAGGACTTACCCACATTCGTTCCAGCAAGTACGCAGTTCAGCGTCTTTGTGGGAACACCACCCTTGGTCATGCCATTGAACACTTCAAGGTCAAATGGAATGCGCGACTCCGCACGGTGATAAAACTCATACCGCGTTTCGGCATCACCAAAGAAATCGTGCCCCACATGCGTATCGAAACTGACTGCTAACGCATCTCGCAGCAAGTCTGGAATGCCGTGTGGTGTTTCCTGCGGATTGTCGAGCATCGCAACACTCTTCCGCAAAGCCACATACAACGCCCTATCTTGACAATACTTTTCAGCTTGCTCAATCAGATAGGCATGTTGGGACGGCTCCATCGCGTCCATCTGTTCGATCTCGGTAAGCGTCTCGGATGTTTCCTTGGCCTCGCGTTCCGATAATGTACGCACATCATCGAGCCCCAAGCGCAGTGCGGCGAATGACGGGACGGCACGATACTTATCGTAGAACTCTCCAAAAAGCGTATAGATGGTCGCGCACGGTTGGGACTCGAAATATTCGTCTTTGAGATACGGGGCGATCTGTTCCGCCATCTCTGGCGTGGACATCACTTGCCGCAAAATCGTATGCTCCAACAGCACAGCCATCAATGAATGCCTTTCGTATCCGATTTTAAGAGTGAGTCGAAATTTGTGGTCGAGATGAAATGCAACCACGACAAAAGTATTTCAGAACAATACGAATCAAACGCGGTGTCGGGATCAAAGTCCGACGGCCCTTCGTGTATCATCGTCTCGAATTGTGTCGGCACCATGCCGTTTTCCATACGCTCTTTCATGACCGTGAACTTCTTGAACGAAAACGTGACCCCTTTATACGGACCACGAATAATCTCCAATCCAAGAATTGAATCCCCACGCTCGACAGGAATTAGGCGGGGCATAATATCATTTAGAATATTCTCTTTAGTCATTACTAAGCTCCAGTTCGTCGTCTGTAATTGGCGCCCCCGTTGACCCATACAGGAAATGTTCTTTAATATAAACTTCCACACTGTCGAGGATATCTTTTGTGAAATACTTCTCTGGTTCGCGAAGAATCGCTTTCTCAAAGACCTTCGCACCATTAGGAAATTCATACCGCGTTGAGACTTTCTTCACGCACCCCTGCTTAACCGCCAACGCCAGCAATCCGTAGTGGCGGTCGAGCCCGCCATCGAAGAGAATGCGCGTTTCCACCACCGTCTCTTCTTTGGTCAGCCGTGACTTCATCATTCGCGCCTTGACGATATTGCCGACGACTTCCTTGTCCACAGCGCGGTCTTTCTTCTTGGACAAGAACACGATGATGTCCGCCGCATACTTGGCACCCTGCCCTCCCGCCATCTCCTTCGTTGGAAAATATGAACCGATGACGGAGTACACGTGATTGGTAACAATCAACGGCACCTTCGCTTTGGCCATCTTCAAACGCAGCACACGGAACGCGGCCTTGATCAATGTCGCCTTGGACATGTCGCGCACATTCTTATCGTTCGCCATGTCCTCCGTTTCCTTCTTTGATGGCAGTGCAGACAGACTGTCCAATACCATCAGCAGCGGAAATCGTTTCTCCTCCGGCAACTCCATATATGCATCGAGCGTCTTGTAGGCGACATGCCGAAACTTTTCAATGCTGTCAGGTTCCGATTTCGCAACCCGTGTAATATCAATTCCCCGCGCAGTTAGCATCTCATTCGTAACGGCACTCTCGGTGTCGAAATAAAATACATGCCCGTCTTTATTGTCGGTCAAGAAACTCTTGACGATGCCCAAGGCAAAAAATGTTTTGCCTGTTGCGGGATCGCCAGCGAAGACGACTGCTTTGTTGTTGGGTATGCCACCGTAGAGACTGCCAGAGACCGCGGCGTTCAGAATGTAACTGCCCGTATCGATGTAGCCGGTGAATTCGGATGAGGACAACCCATCGCTGGCGACTGTTGTATCAGGGTCACCTAAGTCATGAATGAAGGTCTTGAAAAAACTTTTGGACATAGATATATTATACCATAGGAAGAAGGGACAAGCAATTAATTCTTGGGGACGTGTCTGGTGCGGCGTTTGCGGGACTTCGGTCGGTCGAGGGCAAAGATTGTATCGTCGAGGTTACGATTCGCCAGCGTGTCCGTGTCGGTGTCCGTGGGAAGAATCGGTTTGTCCGCCGCAGTGTCTACCGACTCGCTATCGTTGTTCACCCCCATAGCGTGCGCCGTGCCGCTCTTGTAGGCGTGTTGCGCTGGAACGCCGATGCGCACACCCGTGCCGATATCTTCAGCCGTAATGCTCACAACAGGGCTTTCATGGTCCTTCGACACACGCGGAGGCTCGACCTCTTCAGCAGGGAGTGTCTCGTCAACATCGGGCATATAGGGTATCGTGCGACTCTCGCCGCCGCTCTCATCATCCCCACCGCCCCAGCCATCACCCGTTGTTTCTGCCTGGGCTTTCTTGCTTGTCGTCTGTGCGGCCAGCAACAGCGCAATCGCCATAGGATCGAACACAACCAATATCAACAAGATAAACGCTGTCGCGACGGTGTCCATCGTGGACAAGTCTTCATTCCCATAATAGGCTTTCGCCACGAACAGCAGGGGTCCAACGTCGACCCTCTGAATCTGCGTTTCCTGTTCGACTTCGGCGAAGGCACGTTCTGCGGCCGAGAGTGCGGCCGACGAGACTTGTAGATTCGTTTGGAGTTCGCGCTGGATAGCATTTTGCGAACGCAACACCTCCACTGCGCCGTTGGCGCCCGTCAAACGAGCGTAGGCAGTTAGCTCTGCAATCACATCGTTTGCGACATCTCCCTCAACGAAAGCTGTCAGTGCCGCGTCGTCACGCTCATACTGCTGACGGGCTAGATCAGCATCGCGCTCGACTGCGGCATTACTGCTCGCCAACAATGTGAGCGGCGCCTGCTGTTCCAAATATGCACGGGACAAATACCCAAAGATGCCGATGTCAGTTATGAGCATCAACAGCAGCACACCGGTCGTCAGATAGGCGACGAGTAGTTTTGGTGCCTGCCGCCATGTTCGGAAAACCCACGATGCCGCAACAAGTTTCGCACATTCAAGCGTGGTCCCCATAATCACAACTGGCCAGAACACGCTGGCGAAAATATATGCTAACCCTGTTACACTATAGAAGGCGGCTACGCCTGCGAGCGTTAGCCCTACGGCGAAGCAGAAGAATCGCAACCATGGCGTCGATTTAAGCACTATGTAAACTCCTCTAGAACGGCAAGACGTTCTGTTTCTCTACGTGCCATTTCGCGGCGCTCAATATGGCCTCCAGCGGGTCAAGAAACGACTTCTGCCACTGTGTCTCGTAATCCAGCATCGCCTCGACGTTCCATGACTCAGGGCAGCCATCCGGCGCCGCTAACACATGCGTTTGAAAGCGATTCGGTTCTCGCAGATACGCAAAGCGAATCTTCTGCCCATCGCGGATACGCTCATACTTCGCCATCCCGGCGATTTGTTTGTTGTAGACCAGGGCACCTTTCACCTGAATTGGGCAGCCCTTTTGCTCCCCGGTGGTGAGACTTTCTAGATTATACTTCTCCAACCCATTCACGGACCGTGGGAATGCGATATCCTCAAACTTTGCGCGGTCGAACACATCTCGCTGCGCCTTGATATATGCCCAAACGTCTTCTTGTGTCTGGTTCATAAACAGTTTTAGCACATCGGTAATCATCTCTCGACACACGGCGGGTGTGCTGCTCTTGACCGCCTCGATGCCCATAATCTTGAGCTTCGGCTCTTGGTAGGTCACGCCCTCATTGTCACACACGTTGAGAATGTATCGCTTCTTCGCCGTCCAGACGCCCTTGTTCGCAATCACTTCGCGGGTCATTGTGAGACAGGGCACGGCGACGTGCAGGTACTCCGCAATCGACGTGAATGATTTCACCAACACCGGCTCGATGCGGCCCGCACAGAACTGGTCGAGCATCGTCACACAGTGACTCATCGTCGCCGTCGGTTTATGCTCTTTATATTTATCCACAACGCGCTCCAGGCACACGTAAATGGAATCGGTATCCGACGCGATAACATAATCCTTGGATGTCTTAAACAGCTTATTGAGATAGGCATTGACAGCGTTCGCCACATCACGAATCACAAACTGCCCCGTGAGCGTCACCGCTTCAGCCATATCCATATCATAATAGCGAAAATAGTTTGACCCAATCGCGCCATACAAACTGTTCAGGTTCACCTTCCGCACCAACTGCTGATTGTGATACGCCGCAATCTGCCGCGTCAGCACCGCATACTGTGGGTCATCCTTCGCGAGTAACTCCCGCCGCTTCTTCGTCTCTGTCGCCAGATTCTTGAAGCGAATACGCTCCGCATACAAAGTCTTGAGCATCACCGGAAGAAAGCCTTCTTTGTCGCGTTGCGTCAACACACCGTTTGCTGCCAACGCATACCCCTCGGGCGCTTGTTCCTCATCGCTCAGATGCGACGCGACATCAGTGCGGTCCAGTAACGCATCAACGGTCAGCGACATAACGCGATGGTCGACTAACGTCTCCGGCGAGAGATTCCACTGTCGAATGATGTGTGGATACATTGACGCCACATCGAATGAACAGACCCATTCGTGCTGGCCGACCTGTGGAGGTTTCACATACGCACCGACATACTGCGCATCTTTAGCCTCGGACTTCTTCGGAGGAATCTGTTGATGCTGTGCGCGGAGATGATGATAAATCATCGTGTCCCAAAGACGCACTTGCCGGAAGGTGTCCGTATAATTCGTCTTGGCACTATACGCCAACGAACAAACCAGTTCGATGAGTTTCATCTTGTCATCGAGCGATTCGACTAGCTGGACATCTTGCACATTGTAATCCATAAACGCGGCATAGTTCTCGACGTAGAGCGCGGACAACGACCGATACTCTGCGTAGGAGAGTTTGCGTTGCCCGAGTTCCACGTGTGCGATGTGGTCAAGACGATAACTCTCCTGCTGCGTGAAGGTGAACTTGCGATAGAGTTCCAGATAGTCAAGCGTGGCCACGCCACGGATATCCACGGCGAGTTGTTCGCGCCCGTAGAACATCACCTTGCGTTCAGACAAATGCGTATAAGGCGACAGTGAACTCGCGGCCGGCGCATTGACTACCCGCTTGATGCGCCCAATCAGATACGGAATGTCATACAACTGCACGTTCCATCCCGTGACGATATCGGGATAGTCGGCGCGCCAGTTCTGAATAAATTGTTTGAGTAGTGCTTTCTCGTCTTCACACTGCACATACTCGACACCTTCAGCCGCCTCATACGGCTGTAATCCGTAGGTGACAGTGCCGCGCTCTCCTCGATGGCGCCACATCACGGTGATGGCCGTGATTGCATTGTGTGGGTTGTCGGGCGGCGCAAAACTCGTTTCAGAGTCGACTTCGATATCGAAATTCCATATCAAGAGCCGATCCATCTCCGGCACGATGTCTTTTGACCCATACACGTCAGACAACAACATGTACTCACATTGAATATTGCCGTACGCTTCACGATGTTCCGAGAGAAAGGTGCGGCCGTCTCGGATGGAGTCCTGTTCGTATGGCAGCAATGGGCAGCCATCGATGGATGTCTCGCCCGTGTATTCGTTTGTGGGGAGATAATAGGTTGGACGGTAAGCAGTCTTGATAAAGTGTGCGCGGCCGTCAGACGACCGCGCTCGCACCAGAACGTTCTGCCTGATAGTAGTGGTATGCGTGTATTGTAGGTCCGGCGTGAGGGTCGTGCGGAGAACGGGTTTGGACCGTGGATGTGTCATAACGTAATTATAGCACACTCAAGCGGAATAATAAAGGAAGGAGGGGTGGGGCTAGGCCCCACCCTTTACGACAACAGCGAAGAGAGCGAGTCGAGCTTCTTGGGAAGGACGATCTTTGAATGATACTGCCGATATGCCTCTTCCATTTGTTCAGAAAGATCGGTGACATACAAAGCATGCAAGGACGAGACGAAGACTTCTTTCGTCTTCTCCGAGCCATAGTAGGGGCGAATGGGCAGCAAGCCCAGACGCATAGTGCCCTTTTTAGGATCGACCTCGACATGTGGCGTCACAGGGTCGCGAACCACATAGCCCGACCGCGCTTCATCGTAGGTGACAACGCCAACCACATCCTCGCCGGACGCGAGATGGACAATCTGTGCCGCACCCGTTGGTGTGGGAGGAAAAACTACATCACTCATTCATACACCCTTTCATTATTACTTCTTGGTCGACGCAAAGAGATCATGATAGACACCGTGGGCGCCCGCAACCAGTTGGGCCCACGATGCACCGTCAGACACTTTCTTATAGCCACTATATACAACACCAACGACAATAAGAAGGAGGATAGTCTTCATGTCTTTTCCTTTCGAGACAATTTTTTCTACGCGGTCGTGGTGGTTTGCGGTTGGTAGACCGGCTGAGTCGGCCGGGCCGAACTGGCCAAGCCCAACTCTCTGTCAACTTCTTGCAGCTTGTCCCACACGTCGCTGCTTACCCCTTGCAGTGCTTGCGAATTTTCATCTTGGTGCTGTTTGATCTCATCGTAGATTGATCGGACCTGCTCGGCCACATCATTCCGGTTGTTGTCGATTAGGGTGTGAACATCTTGAAGTTCGGTCTGGCGGTCCCGCTCGTCTGTCAGGCGTGCCACGGTGAAACGTTTTCCCAAGAGAAAACCCAATAGAGGAAGACAAAATAATGATACGATCAATCCAACACTCTCAACATATGCCATGTGCCACACCTTTCTAAAGAAGATACTTCCCCACGAGAAAACCCAACAGAGGAAGACCGAATAATAAAACCGCCGCAATTGTATAACTCAATTCCAAATAAATCACGATATGATTACTCCGCACTCCGACGCTTACCTATCTCATATTTAGCCACCAATTCCCATTCACCTTTGTCTCGGAACGGCAGAATCGTCATCAGGTTTAGTGCCGCCACTGGCACGGCACTGCGTGCCGGGTCGACTAATTCCAGCAACCCCCATTCCGATAACAGATTCGCAATCGTGTTTCGCCTCGCTTTGTCGGTGTCATCAAAGACAGTCTGTTGCCTTTTGCCATCCAACAAAAACAATTCCTTGAAATGCACCAGATAATAATGCCCTTGCTTGTGGAGAATATGACAAGACTGAAAGAGTTTGCGGTCTTTGTGCGCCGCAATGCCGATACGTGTCAGCGTTTCCTTTATCTTCAGGAAATCGCCTGGTGTCTTTAGTCGTATCTCGATACAATTATGGATTATCTGGGCAATATGTGGCGGGAGAATATACTCACTCGTCATACCCTACATCCTTCTTCGTCGCGACTCCACCCTTGTAGAGTCTCGCACGCACGGTTCGTAATTGGTCTTCGGAATGAAGGTCGAGGAGGGATTGGGCATGCCGAACGCTGCACCCATAGTATTCCGCCACTAACACAACATCCGCAGATGTGACTCGTTTGAGCCACGGGCTAAACCGTGATCGCGCTCGTAGGGTATTTAGAAGAAAACGAAACTGAAGAGATGGCGCCAACCACGGGCGCTCGTTCATTGAATTCATCGCCAGCACGGCGTCCTGATGAAACGAGAGCCCGCGATTAATCAGCCACGGAATGTAATGCTCATCGAAGTCGGTGTCGTCCAGATGTGCCAGAGACTTTGTCATCGACACGGCCTTCAGATATGTGAAGACCTTGGGCGACTTCTTCTTCTTTGGCAATGTCTTCGGTGTCACGCCTTCACCTTCGTCCCCAACATCAGATCGACCAAGCACGCCAGCATGTTCAGTGACTTGTCCGCAGCAAAGGCAACCCGGTAACTATAATCTGCCAACAGAAGAATACTGTTCGGCAAATCAGCCGGAGTCAATCGCGACGGCAACTGTTCCGACAACATCCGATAGAACGCCGACTCGTTCATATCATCATGCTGCGCAATCCACTTCCGCAGACGATTGAAGTCGCGACTGGCGAGTGTCGCGAAGAGTTCTGCCACATCCTTGTCGGACAACTGGGACAACACTTCTCTCGACAGTTCGTTCCCGCCACTGAACCGCTGCAACTCGTTCAGCACGCGACGAAAGTCCGGCGCGTAGACACGCATCACTTCCATCACCAACCGCTTGTCGTAGGTCACACCTTCAAGGTCGAGAACCTGAAACGCACGTTTGGCAAACTTCGTCATGACCGCTGCACGGGCCGCTTTTGGGATGCTGAAGTCGACCACGCTACACCGCGAGTGCAGCGGAGCGATGATCCTGTTGGGATGGTTACACGTAAGAATAAACGTCGTCGTCGCTGCGAACTCCTCCATGAACGCACGAAGCGCCGGTTGTGTGCTTGTGGGGTGGAGATAATCTGCCTCATCGAGGATAATCATCTTCCGCTTGCCCTCAAACGACATGCTCGACGCAAAGTCTTTGAGTTTGGAACGCAAGACATCGATGCCATTTTCATCAGAGGCATTAATCATCAAAACGTCCATGTCCAGATCAGAGGCAAGGGCGCGGGCCACGGTTGTCTTACCCGTGCCAGCTTTGCCCGTGAACAACAGATTCGGCGTATCCTGTTTTGTGAGAATGCCTTGAAGTGACTGCTCGACTGCCGGAGACAGAATACAGTCATCGATTGTCGTTGGGCGATATCGCTCCACCCAAACAAAAAAATCGCGTGGTTCCATGACTAGGATTTCAGCACAATAAAGTAGGACACCGGCATGCTCTGGTGCTTGAAGTACACATACGACCACTCCGCGCCAACCGTCACCACATACTCACCGTCGAGCAGCAGGTCAAAGTGTTCGCGCTTGAACTTTGAAGTCTGCTTCACGCCGTCCATTAGGCGGTCGACACGCTTGGGGTCCGCCGAGACCGGATACGAATAGGTCCGTGTGACGGGGTTTTTCTCGTCCATCGGTTTCACGATGATGCTTGAAGCACTACCGCCATCAAGTTCGATGGTCACCGTCGGTAGAGTGTTGACCTGCGAGAACTTCTTAATCTCCGCCACTGCCTTGGCCGGCAACGTAAAGACCGCCACCGGGTCTGACAGATCGAAGTTTTTCTCGGGCGGCACGATGACGACAGATGGATCTGAGTACGGGTATTCTACATGCGACGGAGAATCATATCCGCGAATCACAAACTGCTTCTCTTCGAATGTCAGCGTGGGGCGGTCGTATGAAGTCAGATTGTTGATCAACTCAGGTAATTGATAGATCGGCGTTTCCATCGGCCACGATGCGTCAAATTCGGCGATCGCCATCATACTTTTAGCAGCGGACACGGTGCGCTGCGTGGTGCCGGACCGTAAGCGCACACTGTCGGATATCCCTGAAAAGTTCTTCAGAATTTTAAGCGTAGACTCACTCACTTCATAATCGGTCATTTAGAATTACCTCAAAAGAAAACATTACGAATACGAACACAACAAGTATAACAGATATGAACAACTCAGTCAACTCT